CGATTCTTTAAACGAAAAAGCTAACTCTTTAGAGAGTATGGCTAAAAGAGCGGCTTCATTCGAGGCGCTACAAGCTTCAAAGGCTTCAAAGTCTAATGAAGTAACTGAGGAGAACACTCCTTCAGAAATCCGTAATTATTCTTTTCAAGAAGCTTTAGCTCAAGCGGCTTCTGGAAGACTATCTGGATTAGTAAAAGAAATGGACCAAGAAGCAAGAAACGAATCTCGTTATACTGGTCAATCATTCAAAGGTATTGGAATACCAGCTTCAATTTTAACTAGAGCGGCTGTGGCTACTGCGGCTGGAAATGCTACTGAGGTTATGGCATGGACAGACCAACTTGAAGCAAACTTAGTTTTAGCTTCTGCTGGTGCTAATTTCTATTCTGGTGTAAACAATATGAAGTTTCCAGTATTTAGCTCAATCAATTCTGGTTTCGTAGCTGAGACTGGCGGTTCAGCTCCAGCGGCTAATGGTACTGCTACAAGCGTTACTTTAAGCCCAAAGAAACTTATTTCTATTGTTAATGTTACAGCTGAAGCTATAACTCAAAATGCTTCTATCGAAGCGGCTTTGCAAAGAAATATGGCTCAATCTGTTGCGGCTACTTTAGAGAATGCTTTATTAGATACTTCAGACGTTTCTAATGCTCCAGCTTCTATATTTGCTGACGCGGCGGCTGGTTCAACTGCGGCTGTGTCTGCGGCTTCTTTATTAGAACTAGAAACTACGGTTTTAGGAAATGGTGTTCAGTTAGAAGGTGCTAGAATGGCTTACTTAATGGATATGGACGCTTACAAATTAGTAAAAACTTTAGCTCAAGTTAGTTCTGTATCTCCATTATATGACAATAGAGACAAGACTGCAAACGGATATTTCACTTTCGTTTCTGGTAACGTTGCGGCTTCTGGAGCTTCTGGAAAAGAACACGTTCTATTCGGAGACTTCTCGAAAGTACACATTGCTCAGTTCGGTGGTTTAGATGTTATATATGACATTTACACTAATGCTGGAACTGGAGAACCACGTTACGTTTTAACTTCTTTAGTTGACGGAGACGCTGTTCAAAATGATACTGCTTTTGCTACATTAATTGAAGCGTAATTTATTTAATTAATCGGAAGAGGGTTTCGGCTCTCTTCCTTTTTATTTTTTTAATATGATAACAAGTTCAGACTTAGGATTAAACATAAATACTGGTTACGGAAAACTTTTTTTGAAGACAGCTCCTTCAACAACTCCAGTTTCTTTAGCTGAAGCTAAGACACATTTAAGAGTTACTGGATCTGATGATGATACTTATATTACAACGTTAATAGACGTAGCTACTCAGACTGCTGAGGAGTTTTTGAATCTAAAGTTAATGTCTCAGACTTGGGTTTTATATTTAGATGAGTTTCCAGATTATTTTGATTTATTAATAGGAACGTTAAAAACAGCTTCAATTGGAGGAATTAAATATTATAATGATAGTAATGTTATAACAACTTTAGCTGATTCTAACTATTTTATTGATGAATTTCATAGACCAGCTAGAGTTTATTTTGCTGATGACGCTACTATTCCAGATACTTTTAGCCGACCAAATGCGGTTGCTGTTGAGTTTACTTTAGGTTTTTCAACTGCGTCAAATGTACCAGCTCCAATTAGACAAGCTATTCTTTTAATGATTGGAACTTATTATGAAGTAAGACAAGACGTAGTTACTGGAACAATTGCAACTCATATTCCTAAGACATCTGAATTTTTATTAAGACAATATAGAATCCAACAATAATGAATATTGGAAAGCTTGACAGATATATTAATATAATTCAAGGAACGTTTTCCCAGAATGGTTATGGAGAAAATATAAGAAGTACCTCGACACTAGCTTCGGTTTGGGCTAGATTTGAATTTCAAAGAGGAGACGCTGGTTTCGAAGCAGACACTTTTATTGGAACAGCAAAGGCTCGAGTCACAATACGTTATCGCTCAGACTTGCAAATTTCTCCAAAACACTTTATTTCTTATGATAATAAAGAATGGTTCATTCGTTCAATACAAGAAATAGGAAGGGGTGCTGGATTATTGTTAGAAGTAGAAGAAAAAACAACGGATTAAATTATGGCTACAAATCAATTTATAAAAATAGAAGTTGATAAAACTGAGCTAAATCAAATAGCAAAAGATATTGAAAGACTTCTTCCGCCTAGAAGAGGGACTAAAACAATAGTTAGACAAGCTATGAGAAAAGCAATGAAACCTCTTTTAGCTCAATTAAAAAGTTTTTATTCTAATCATAAAGATTCTGGGGCTTTGGTTAAGTCTTTGGGATTAATAAACGGCAAAGGTAGGAGAGATAGTTTTCCCTCAGTTTATGTAGGACCAAGAAAAAAATCAACTGGAAAAGGAGAGGAAAAAGAAGTTTCGCTTCCTACTGGTTATATGTATTTTATAGAATATGGAAAAGCTGGAGAATCTCCAAAAAGATACTTAGACAAATCGGCTAAGGCTACGGCTCAGCAAGTTTATGGAAGTATAATTCCAAGTTTAAGAAGTATAATAGACAAAAGGTTTAAGAAAAAAGGATTAATCTAATGGCTGTAAACGGAGTAGGAAAAGCAATATATAATATACTTAGTAATGATTCAAGCATTACTGACGTAGTTGGAACTAGAATTTTTCCTCAAAAGATTGAATTTAATTCTACAATTCCAGCAATAACTTATTTTATTACTAGTACAACTCCAACAAATACAAAGAACGGAGCTTCAAGATATGACTTTACTGAAGTTCAAATTACAGCTTTTGGATCAACTTATGACCAAGCTTCTAATTTAGCTCGATTAATAAGAATAACTTTGGACTATGTTAGTGGAACTTATGCTGGAATAGTAGTAGATAAAATATTTTTTGAAGACGCAAATGATATTTATGACGATAATTTTGGAGAAAAGGGAATTCATTATGTAGCTATGGATTTTCAATTTAACATAAAACGATAAAACTATGCACAAATTAACAATGAAAAAAGACGTTACTTTTAGAGATATTGAATATCTTAAAGGAGAAACTTACGAAGTATCTGGAAAGATAAGGAGAGTATTCTTAAAATTAGACGCAATAGAAATAAAGAAAACAACGAAAAAGAAATCAAAGTCCGTAAAAGACTTAGATACTAGTATTTAATTTAAAATTTTAAAACAATGGCAATTTTTAATGGAACGGACTTAATATTAAAAGTAAGTCCAAGTGCTGGTGGAAGTGACGCAAAATTAATGCATTCACAATCCGTTAGCTTAGATGTGTCAATGGACACAATAGATATTACAACAAAAGATTCATCTGGAAGACAAGAGCTTTTGGCTGGTTTAACTTCATTCTCTTTAAGCTCAGACGGCTTAATGGACTTCAATCCTACAACTGCGGCCAATACGGAGTTTGATGAATTATTTGTTCAAGGTTATACAAACAGAACAGCTGTAACATTCACTTTCACTTTAGCTTCAACGGCTTCTGGAGATTACACTTTTTCTGGAAGTGGAATTATAACAGCTCTTTCTGTTTCTGGTGGTGTTGAAGACGCTCCTACTTATTCAGTAAGTATTCAAGGAAGTGGTGCTTTAACTAAGAATGATATTTAATAACTTTTCGTTGGTGGGGTTGGTCTTCGGACCGCTCCACTAATGAACTTAAAACTAACGAAATTATGTTTGAAGTAGTGATACTTAACAAAAAAGATTATCCAATTAGATTTGGAATGAACGCTCTTAGAATTTATTGTAAACAAACAAATCGAAGCTTAAACGATTTGCAAAAACTAGGTCAAGATATGAGCTTAGATGACGCTGTTCAGCTTATGTTTGCTGGACTTAGAGACGGCTCAAGGGTTGCTGGAAAAGAATTCACTTTAACAATTGATGACTTAACAGACATTTTAGACGAAGACTTTGACGCTTTACAAAAGTGTTTAAATGTGTTTAGTGAACAATTCTCAGCTAAATTTAATTCTGAGGGAAACGCAAAGAGGGAGAAAAAAACTCCCAAAATAAAAAAATAGACTGGGACGATTTAGAAGCTATTGCTTATGGCTTTGGAATCTTACCAAAAGAATTTTGGGACTTAACATTCCACGAATTCTTTTTATTGCAAAGGGGACGAAATGAGATTTTTCAAATGAAAGAGAGGTTTGAATGGGAGAGGACAAGGTGGCTTTGTGCTGTATTATTACAGCCGCACCGAAAGAAAGGAACGTCAATAAAACCGACTGATTTAATTAAGTTTGAATGGGAAAAGAAAGACAAAAAAACTAATTTGAAAGAAAGAAAATTGAGAGGGGAATATGCTAAAAAGAAATATGAAGCAATAGAAAAAAACAAAAAAAAGAAAAATGACTAAAAGACTTTCCGTTGGCTTATTTTTAGATGACAAACAATTTCAAACTGGATTGAAGAGAGCTTCAAATTCAATGAAAAAATTCGGAAAACAAATGGCTCAAACTGGAGCTTCTTTGTCCACTAAATTAACTCTTCCAATTGGGGCGGCTGCTGTGGCTTCTGTTAAAATGGCTTCAGACTTTGAAGAATCATTGAATAAAACTCGAGTTGCTTTTGGAGAATCAAGTACGGAAGTTGAAGCGTTCGCTAAAACTACATTAAAGAACTTCGGACTAGCTGAAGGCTCAGCTTTAGACATGGCTTCAATGTTTGGAGATATGGCTACAAGTATGGGACTTACTCAACAACAAGCTGGAGGAATGGCTACTTCTTTAGTAGGACTAGCTGGAGATTTAGCTTCCTTTAAGAATATTGGAATAGAACAAGCTCAAACGGCTTTAGCTGGAATATTTACTGGAGAAACTGAATCTCTTAAAAAGCTTGGTATTGTAATGACTGAAGCAAATCTTAAACAATTTGGCTATAATAAAAATATGAGCCAAGCTGAAAAGATTGGAATAAGATATAAGGCTATAATTGAAGCAACTAAAAACGCTCAAGGGGATTATTTAAGAACGTCAGACGGAGTTGCTAACAGCACCAGAACTTTAACTGAATCGGTCAAAGAACTAGCGACAGATTTTGGAACTTTACTTCTTCCAGTCGCTTCTAAAGTTATTGCTAAAGGACAACAATTAGTTGATTTTTTTAGAAATTTAAGCACCGAACAAAAAGAAACTATTATTCAAGTTGCTGGAGTTGTTGCCGTTGTAGGTCCTACTTTAGTAGTTTTTGGAAAATTAGTTGGTATTTTAGGAACGGCAACTAAGGCTTTAAGGGCTTTTAATTTAATGATGGCGGCAAATCCAGCTGTTTTAATTGCTACTGCAATAGCTGGTTTGGTTGCTGCAATTGTGTTTTTTGCAACTTCTTCAAGTGAAACTGCAATGAAAGTTAGAAATGCTTTTAGGAAAATGGCTAATGGAATAATTAAAGGAATAAATAAAGCCATAGAAGGCTTTAATCTTTTAAAATCCGAACAAAATAAAATTAAACCAATTGAGCCTTTTAAGTTAGAAGAGCCATTAAAAGAAACTGCGAATGCGGCTGACGACGCGGCTAAGGCTGTTAAAGATTTACAGAATACAACTAACAACTTTAAGCCTTTCAAACCCTTAGAATTAAGCGAAGACCAGAAAGGAACTGGAGAAAGAACTCCAGCTAGAGAAATAACTTTAATGCCTAAAATAGACCCAGAAGCTCCAGAATTAATAAAAGCTTCTACTTTAGTAATTAAAGAAAATTTTGAAAATGCAACTAGAGCCGCTGAAGAATTAAAGGCAAAAATGGAAGATATGGAACAAACGGCTGGAAGTGCTTTTATGTCTATGGCTGATAACTCGGAAGCTTCACTTGGGGAAATGGGAGCTTCGGCGGCTAATGCGGCAAGGGAAATAATTAAGATTGAAGCGGCTAAGGCTGTGGCTGGTTTTGCGGCTTCGATTTTTGCTAGTGTACCTTTTCCAGTTAATTTAATGTTAGCGGCAGCGGCTGGTTCGATTGCTGGTAGTTTATTTGCTAAAATAATTCCTCCATTTGCTGAAGGGGGTTTAGTTTCTGGAGCTACTTTAGGAATGGTTGGAGAAGGTCGAGGAACGTCAATGGTTAATCCAGAAGTTATTGCACCGCTAGACAAACTTCAAGGAATGTTAAATCAAGGTGGCTCAACGGAAGTTTTTGGAAGAATAAGTGGTTCGGACATATTGCTTTCAAGCGATAGGGCAAGAGGAAATAGAAAAAGAACTAGAGGAAACTAATGGGATATTTTATAAGAAATACAGCTGAGTTTCAAAATGAACTTGGAAGACATTATAAAGTAATTATATTTGATGATGATTTGACTGGAGATTCTTCGGACACATTTACTTTAAGCAAAAGAGGATTCGACCTCACTTATGAAACTGAGGACCGAACAAGGTTTACTGGTTTGATTCCTAGTAACGTTGAGTTCGATATAGTTACAACAAGCACCGCTGATGAAACTTTGGCTTCAGATATTAAAGGAGCGGCTTTTGGAAGGTTCTTAATTAGAATAGATAAGTCAGAAGATGGCGGCTCAACTTACGCTCGTTGGTGGTGTGGAAATATACTTTCAGACGTTTCTTCAAATCCAGATTTATCATTCCAACAGCACCCAAGTTTTACATTTACAGCAACTGACGGACTAGCTGAACTGGTAGATGTTAGACTTGATGACAACACAACTTACGCTTCTATTAATACTTTAACTCCTTTTGTTGATGTAATTATTTCTAGTTTAAAAAATGATTTAGATAGTTCTGTTTTTTGGAATGCTACGGGGACTGGTCATAGATTCCTCAGAACAATGGTAAATTGGTATACAGATAATATGCCGCAAGGTCAAAATAGAGACCCACTAAGACAATCTGGAAGCATATTTAGAGCATTCAAAGAGGTTGAAAACGGAACTGAAGTTACAATTAGTTCTTATGACGCTTTAGACAGAATATGCAAAGCTTGGGGGGCTAGGTTGTTTTTAGCTAACGGACAATGGCAATTTATTCAAAATAACGCTTATACTCAAATGGCTACTGGTGGCGGTCAATTTAGAAGGGACTATTTTAAACAAGACAATGCAATCGATGGCTCGGATTCTTCAGATTATAGATATTCAGTCAGTAACGTTTTAACTGGTGGTTCTTTTGACGCTTTGCCTCCAGTTCAAAGTGTAGTTGTACCTTATGACTTTTTATTTGATTTGGATTTCATTTCAATTCCTTATGTTCTTTGGAATACTTGGGTAAAAGGAGAAGTTCCAGACTGGGGTACTCCTGGAACTAATATTCAACACAAAACAATCGCAACAGCTTTAGAAAGAGACTTGGGAAGTATTTCAGCGGCTACAAATGCCAGAATTGAATGGAATTTAAAGTTCCGTCCTAAATGGTTTGGAAACTCTTCAAATGCTTTAGTTGAACAATGGTCTCCTCATTCTTCTCAATTTCAGAATTTAGCTTGTTTTGTTAATGCTTATTTAAAGCTTGTGGGAGATTCTGGAAAACATTATTACATTGGAATGTCTGGTCCAGCTACATTTTTAACTTATACGGCTAACAGCTCTGTTGGTTCTTATGAATGGATTGAATCTGGAACGACTGCAAGTCCATCTGTTCCTAGTCAAATGAATACTAATTTAAAAAATATAGCTTTGGGAGTTTATCATAATTATGCTCTTTGGAGTCAACTACCTTCTGGAAGCGGTGTCGCTGAAATAAGCGGTTCAACTGTTGCTGGTTTTGGTGGTTCTGGAGGTTCGGCTTTAGACGCTATTCCAGAAGACGGAACACTTTTTTTAGTTGCTTACGCTCAATTTAAATGGGTATATTCTGGCTTTCAAATCGGACCAACTGTTGGTTTTGATGTAAGCGGTGTTATGCTTCCAAGTGGAACTTCAGCCCCAACTCAAACTGGAATAGACGGGTTGGCTTGTAGTCTTCCAGTTATAAATGACCAAAATGAATTCTTTAGGTATGTTGTGGACGGGTCTGGAACTAGCATTAATGAATTTACTTCGACTCAAGGAACAGCTGTATCAAACACTATTTTAAAAACTGAAGAAGTATTTTTTGGAACTGGTCCAACTGCTTTGAGTAATACTAGAGTAATAGTAATAACAAACACTTCGAGCGGTGTTTTAACTCCTACAACTTTTGATGATGGAACAACAGCCACTTGGGAAGTTTACGACCAAAATACTGGAGACGGAGTTACTGGAAGACTTTCTAAAATATTAGGAAAAGAAATTTTGGCTGGAAGAAAAACTCCTTGCGATATTTTTAACGGAACAATAAGAGACAAAGATTATGAGTATTTTAATGCTATAACAAACATAAGTGGATCTAAAGTTTTTGTCCCTCAACAAATGTCCTTTAATGCTGAAGCTGGAGTTTGGTCTGGTCAATGGATTGAAGCTTCGGTTGATATAACAGCTCAAGCTTATTCGACAAGCCAAATACCAAACACTACGCCCCCAACTTCAAGTCCAACAATTTATTAACATGAGAGTACAAACCTTTGAAACGTTCGCACAATTAAGAAGCTTGACAGCTACAACGATATTTACTGAAGCTGGAACTTTAACAAGCTTAGCGACAGTAAACACTAGCAAAGTAGTGGCTAAAAGTGGGGACAAAGTTTTTTTATGGATAAAACAATCGCAAGTTTCTTATGAATTGACTTTAACTTCAGACTTAGGAAACGCTGACAGAATTACATTTTCTTCTATTGATATTGATTTTAACATTCCAGCTGGTAGTTTGATATTATTTGACTATGCTAACTATCATGAAAAACTAAACAATAAAAAGTTTTATTTCCAGCAATCAATTTTTTTAACTGGAGGGACAAATGGAAACGATTTTCTTTCAGCTTTTGGAACTAGTTCCTTTACAGTGAATTCAGCGGTTACTTTAGCTGACGGAAACTCTAAGCCAAATCGCTGGGCTTCTCAGTTTTCTATATATGTAGCGACTGAGGATTGTACCTTAACAAAAATAAAAGGACTTAGTTCTTCGGACGCTGGGACTGGAGATGACGCTGTCATTTCAATTTGGAAAATGTCTCCTAATATTGGAGGGACATCTAACTTAACTATTAACTTAATAAAAGCCTTTACTCTAACCAGTCAAAACAATCAGAATCATTTATTTGACTTAGAAGACACTCCTAGTGCGAATCAAGACTTAACGGAAGGACAAGCTATCTTTGTAAGTATTAGACGTACTGGAGCTTTAAATAGTGGTGTCGAATGGTATGCCGATATTGGTTTTGAAGTAACTTCTTTTAGATAAAAATATGAAAACAATTTGTAAAATAATAACATTTGTAACATTTGGTTTAGTGTGTTTTAATAAATGCGACAAAAAATGTAAAAAATAATGGCTTTTAATATAAACAAAAATACAGAATTAAAGCTTAGTTTAGAGACAATAGTTAGTCTTGGACTTGCTTTAATAACGATAACAGCTGTTTATATTAATTTAAAAGGAGAAATTGCAACTGCAAAAGAACTCCCCAGACAAGACATTACAAGAGCTGAATTTAATCTTATAATAGAGAGCATAAATAATCAAGTCAAATATAATGGAGAACAATTAGAAGAAATAAAATCTCAACTTGATAAACTAGACGCTAGGCTCTACAATTTATCTACTAAATAAAATGGCTAAAGGAGTATCTTTTATATATAAAGAACCGAAAAAAAAGAAACGTAAAGGAATACACTCCAAGAATAAGTCTAGAACTAAAGGACGAAGCCAATATGTTAAACCATATAAAGGACAAGGAATATGTTAAATTACTTTAATTATAGTGAGTTCGATTCTCCAGACGAGATAGGCTCAGGAATGCCTAAAGACAAAGGCGGTAAAATGGACAAAGAGTTTTTGTTTAAATTAGACGAAGCAAGAATGTACGCTCAAACTCCTTTTAAAATCACTAGTGGTTATAGGTCTGAAGCTTACAATGATGACCTTAGAAAAAGAGGTTACAAAGCTAGTAAAAACAGCTCACATTGTAAAGGAGTTGCAGTTGATATTGCTGTTAATAGTGGACTTCAAAGAAGTGCTATTGTGGTGGGTTTGATAAAAGCTGGATTCACTAGACTAGGAATAGCTAAGACTTTTGTTCATGTAGATTTAGACAAAGAAAAACAACAATCAATTTGGTTATATGCTTAATAAAATATTCACATCTGGAACAAGCGAACTAGTTAAGTCAGTTGGAAATGTTATTGATAATCTAACAACTAGTAAAGAAGAAAAGCTCGAAGCTGAACGTAAAATAAAAGATATGATTTTAGGTTACGAAGCTCAAATGCAAAAGGAAGTTTCTGAACGTTGGAAATTAGATATGCAATCTGACAGCTGGTTATCTAAAAACATTAGACCTTTAGTGTTAATATTTTTATGTATTTCAACTATATTATTAATATTTATTGACGCTGGAGTTATTAGTTTTGATGTAAAATCTAGCTGGGTTGATTTATTACAATTAGTTTTAATGACTACAATAGGAGCTTATTTTGGTGGACGCTCAATAGAAAAAGTAAAAAAATAATAATGAAAATTAAAGATGTAAATATTTTATGCGTTGGAGATTTGCACTGCCCCTTCGATTTGGACGAATATTTAGATTTTCTTAAAGATGTGTATAAAAAATATAAATGTTCAAAAGTAATTTTCATCGGAGATTTAATAGACAATCATTATACTTCTTTTCATGAAGTTTCTATTGAAGCTGAATATTCTGGAAAACAAGAACTAGAACTAGCTATTAAAAGAGTTCAAAGATATTACAAAGCATTCAATAAAAAAGGAACTATTTGTCTGATTGGAAATCATGACCGCCTAATAATGAGGAAGGCTCAGACTTCTCAAATACCTTCAAAATGGATAAAAAGTTATAAGGAGGTTTTAGAAGTTCCAAACTGGGAGTTCACGGAAAGATATGTTTTTAATGATATTCAGTTCGTACATGGAGAAGGAGGACAAGCTTCAACTAAAGCTAAGGCTGATATGATGAACACAATTTCAGGTCATTATCATACGTTGGCTTACACTCAACATTTTGTTGGGGCTAAATATCGTATTTTTGCAACTCAAACTGGAACTGGAATTAACTTTTCTAATTATAGTTTTGCTTATGCTAAGTATGGAAAGAAACCAGCAATCGGCTGTGTTGTTGTTTTAAACGGAAAAACTCCTTTAAATATCTTAATGGAACTATAATTTTTATATATTTGCAACGTTTTTGGTAGTACAAACGTATTCTATTTGTTTGTTTTGATTAGTATTAGAGGGGCTTAGGTCCCTCTTTTCTTATATATTTTTACCTATTTGTTAAAGTTTTTTAAGTTTTTTTTACTCTAGTAAACTAAAGTTTTTTTAATATTTATTGTTAAAAACATCTAACATATTAAAAAATATTATTATCTTTGAACCATAATCAAAAAAACAAAACAATGACAAAAGAACTAATTGACAGCCTATTCTTTAATCCAAAAGAAAATCCATTTATTGAGAAAAAAACAACTCTTAATTTAGATATGGTTGAAGCTACAATCAATCAAATAACAGCTGAAATAAATGAGCAAAGATTAGCTAATAAAGAATCAATGAAAGAGCTAGAAAAAAACAATAAACTCAAAGACCTTAGATTTGCTCAAGGTTTTGATAATGGCTTAAAAGCTTCTTTATTAATGCTAAGACGATTAAAGTCTGATATTCTTTGGAAGCAATTAACTTTAAATAATAAGGAAAATGAATAATATTTTAAAATTTATAGACAAAAACATTGCTCCAATAATATGTTACACAATTGGACTTATGATTTTATTAGCAATAATTTTATTGCACCAAAAAGGATTTATTAATTTATCAATATAACAATGAAAAAAAGTAAAGTAATTAGCGTACAAGCTAACGGAACTTGGGAGGGAAAATACGGAATCATGTATAAATATGAGGTCTCTTTTGAGAACGGAGATTCTGGAGAGTATTCTTCCAAAAGTGAAAATCAAACTAAATTTATTGAAGGTCAAGAAACTGAATATGAATTTATTGACGGAAAATTTCCTAAAGTAAAACCAGCAAACACATTTCAACAAACTACAAGTTTTAAAAAAGACGATAAAACTCAAGAATATATTATTAAACAGAATGCTTTAACAAACGCTTGTAATGTTATCGGAGAAGCTGACGTTTCTAAAATTATTGAGGTTGCTGAAGTTTTTGCTGACTGGGTTTTGAATAATAAAAAACCAAATCAATCGAATACTAACTTACCTTTTTAAATATGAGCTATTATAAGAACCATAAAAAGAAAGCTGTTCAAGTTCTTCAAAGTGTCGCAAAACACATTAAAGAATCTAAATTTAATTATGATATGATCGATCTAGAAACTGCTTTAAATGAAGCTAAAAATCATTATAACAATTATATTGAAATGAAAAAGAATGATAAATTCAAACCTATCATTGAAAATAAATCTTATAAATAATGAGAAAAACGTTTACAACTGACGAAGGTTTGGAAGTAGAATACACATTTTACAAAGATGACGGAACTTATATCGACCAGCCTTCAGTTCAAATAGATATTGAATCAATCACTTACAACGGAATAAATATAATGGACTTGCTTTTTGAAATCGCTGATGATTATTGCTGGTCCTTAACAGAAAAATTAGAGGAAATAAATGGATAATATATTACAAGAAGCAACTGACTTAATGGAAACTAGGTCTCGAATAGAAAAAGCTGTTGAGGCGGCTTGTTTAGTTTGCAATATATCAAAAAAAGAATTTAATAGTAAAAAAAGAGAAAGGCATTTAGTAGATTGTAGAAGAATGGTTTTCACATTTTGCAAAGATGTTTTAAATCTTGGCTGGTCAACTATTGCTAGACAATTTGACTTAAATCACGCTTCTATAATACATCATTATAAAGTACATTCTCAACTAATACAAGTTGATAAATTTTATCTTAAAAAATACTATGGATTTGAAGATTTAGTTAGAGCTGACATTGGATTCTTTGATATTCAAAACATTATTGAAGAAGTTAGAGAAGTTAAAAGAAGACATTTATCAAAAACATTAAAGGCAAATGAAGAAAATATTAGTCAAGAAAAATAATAACTATACGACTATTAACAATGAATTTATATTTAATAAGAATATGAGTTTAAAAGCAAAAGGTTTATTGTGTCATTTATTAGCACTTCCAGAAGATTGGGAGCTTTACGTTGAGGAAATAGAAAAACATCATAAAGACGGCAAGAAAGCCATTTATAGCTGTTTTAAGGAACTTTCTAGACTTGGTTATATAGAACGTACTACACAAAGGGAAAAAGGCAAGATAGTTAAATGGGAATATATTGTTTACGAAAAACCACTTTCCCAAAAGGTAGAAGTAGAAAAGCTACAAGTAGAAAAAGAACCGCTATTAAATACTAATATAATACTAAATACTAATAATACTAAAAAGAGGTTTGATTTTGAAAGTTTAGAAGAGTTGAATATTGATGTCTGGAAAAAATGGAGAGAATATAGAAAAGAACAATTTAGAATAACTTACAAACCAATAGGAGAAAAGGCGGCGGTCGGAAAACTTCTTAGAATGTCTCAAGGCTGTCATGAGGTCCAAGAACAAATTGTTCAACAATCAATTGAGAACGGCTGGAAAGGATTATTTTCTTTAAAAGAGCAAACTAAGTCAAAAACAATTAGTGCTTTAGATAATTGGAAAAAAGCACGAAAAATGATAAACAATGGATAAAACAAAACAAATCTGGTATCGTTGGAAGAATGACCTTCCAAAACTAAAAGAAGAAGCTGTGGACGTATTGTCAAGGACTTTCTTTGAATTACAACAAAAGCCTTCAGTTGAAGACATTATTGCTTTAGCTAATATTTTAGTTGATGACTTAGTAAATAACACTAAATTTTCTACTTTAACAATGGAAGACGTTCAAAGGGCTTTTAGTATTGGAGTTCGATCTGGAGATTCAGCAAGTGTTTTTTTAAATGTTAGGACTTGGAATATATGGTTACGAAAAGAAAAAGAAAACGTTTCAAAAAAAGTAATTGAAGCATATAAACAAAATGAACTAGAATATATTGAAAACTCTAAAATGATTAGTGGAACAATTAAAAAAGCTAAACTATGGAGATAACAGCTATTATATTAGGAATTTTAAGCATGATAATAACAAGCGTTTGGTTATATTCATCTTATTTACAAGACAAAAAAAACGAAGAATTTAGAAACCGAGTAAAAAATTTTAATAATGAAAACAACACAAAAACAAAAAGTAATTAGACATTTGAAATCTTACGGAAATATTACTCCCTTAGACGCTTTTAAGGAGTACGCTATTATGAGATTAGGAGCTATAATTCATCTTTTAAGAGACGAAGGATATAATATTAAAACAGACATTCAAAATACTCATAATAGATTTGGAGAACCAACAAACTACGCAAAATATATTTTAATAAAAGAATATAAACAAGGAACTTTATTCAATGCTTAAAATAACAAACGAAGACAATATGCAACTAATGGCAAGGTATGAAGATAATTACTTTGACCTTGCAATAGTTGACCCCCCTTATGGTATTGACGCTGCTAAGATGACAATGGGAAGGGGTAGCAGGAACGATACTGGAAAAAATAAGAAAAAAAATTGGGACAATAAAAAGCCAAAAGAAAAATATTGGAATGAATTATTTAGAGTAAGTAAAAATCAAATCATCTGGGGAGCAAATTATTTTAGTAATTTTCTACCTCCTTCAATGGGCTGGGTTTATTGGGATAAACTAAAAGGAGTTAATGATTTTAGTGATGGAGAATTAGCTTTTACATCTTTTAACAGAGCTTTAAGACACTACAATAAAAGAGTAATTGATAAAACAATTGACCGAAACAGAGTTCACCCAACTCAAAAGCCAGTTGGACTTTACGAATGGCTTTTAATGAACTATGCAAAGGAAGGAGATAAGATACTTGATACTCATTTAGGCTCAGGCTCTATTGCTATTGCTTGTCATAATTTAGGTTTCAATTTAACTGCTTGTGAACTTGACAAAGAATACTTTGATTCAGCAATGAAAAGAATAAACAATCATAAATCACAAATAAGAATGTTTTAATGCCTAAGACTACAACAGCAAAGCTAAAAGCTAAATTAGATAAAATATTTAGTCAATATATAAGATTAAGAGACAGCGACCATAAAGGCAATTGTAAATGTATTAGTTGTGGAAAAGAAGCTTCAGCTTTTGGTGGATCAATACACGCTGGACATTTTATGAGTAGAAGACATTTAGCTACACGCTGGGACGAAAAAAATGTTAATAGTCAATGTAGTTATTGCAATACTTTTTTAAATGGGAATCAATATAGAGCTTCTATTGGAATAAATAATAAGTACGGAAATGGAACAGCTGAAGAACTAGAAAAACGTTCTAAGACGATAATTAAATTATCTCGAGTTGATTATGAAGAAGCTATTGCTAATATTAAAGAAAAGATAAAACAATTAACATACGATTGTTAATAACTAATTATTTGGATAAAAGATTTTTATAAATTAAATTAATAATATGCGAGAATGAAAAAAATAAGCACTATCTTTGAAGGAGGAGTTGCTAAGGTTTCTACACTAGCAGACGGCTCAATCTCACTAACGATACATACACAAGAACTTCCAGAGGAGACTATGATGAGATTATTCCAGTTAAGAAAAAAGCCTGGAATGATTTTAATTAGTTCGGATAGTATAAGCAAAGAAGAAGTCATTGAAGTCGAAAAGTTTACTACTGAATATGAAGTAGGCGGTAAAACTCCAAGTCAAAGGCTTAGAGCTGTTTTGTATAGAGTATGGGAACAAACAGACCAAAAGTTTGATTTCCCTATTTGGTACGAATCACAATTGGAAAGAATAATAAATAAGTACAAATCGACACTAGGTGCCTAGACGAACTCAACATCAGCTCATTTGGACCACTACGGAGAACGGAGCTGACTTGAGATTGCCTAAAAGAATTAAAACAGACATAGGATTTCAGTTAATGTTTGGAGAAGCTGAAAGCCACGTCGAACAAACTAAGAACGAAAAAAAAAACGCTAATAATTATGATTGTAAAATATACAGAAATTTACAGCATTTTAAAAATTATATTTAATATTATGTTTGGTTTTATTGTTTTGATATTATCAATACCTTTCTTAGTTTTGGGCTTTGTTTATTATTTTATAAAATTTTTAATACAATATGAAGTTAGTAGCAAGTCTCAAAGTTAGTGTTGATATTAAAGAGAATGAAAATCTTACAGACGCAACTGAAAGGGTTCTAGAAACTCTTATTGACGTTGTAGATGACTGGATTAATGAAGACGGACCAAATCCTTATATAAAAATTGAAATGGATATTCCAGACGAAATGATTGAAGAAACTAAAAATGTTAATTAATGCCTAAGCTACCTAAAGGAAAACCGAAAGTATGGATTGCTAATAGTAAAAAGAAAGTGAGATATACTAATAAACATATCTCGGAGAATACTGGCTTTTATAATAGCACAGCATGGAAGAATGTTAGAAAGGCTTACATACAACGTAATCCAATTTGTGTTTGGTGTGAAGAAGAAGGAGTTATAACTGAAGGGGCTATTGTGGACCACGTTAAAGAGATTAGAGACGGAGGAGACAAACTATCTTTTGACAATCTACAAACACTATGCCTTAGACATCATAATCAAAAAACAGCATGGGCTAAAATGAAAAGGAGAAGGGGAATTAGTTCAGATGGCTAGAACACTTGACTTGCACTCAAGAGGTCGTGAGTTCGAATCTCACATTCTCCACTAAATAAAAGATATGGAACACTCTAAATATTATTATGACTTAGAAAGGAATATGGACCTATCTGTTAAAACAAAAGATATACCTATCTATTATGAATCAAAAGGAATAGAAGCTAGAAAAGTAATAGAAGCATTCCAGCCAGATAATTATAATATTGGAACTGCTATTAGTTATTTGTTGAGAGCTGGGAAAAAAATTTATGTCAATGGTAGTCCTACTGATTCTATGCGAGAAGATATAAGCAAGGCAATAGCTCATTTGAAGTTTGAACTGGAAAGAAAATGAAAAAGATATTAACTGACATAGTGTGGGACATATTCATAGAGGAGACAATGTCCGAACAAAAAGCAAAAGAATACGTTGAAAGACTTGAAGAACTCACGGAAGATTTTTGTTATATAACCTATTCTAGTATGTTAGAAGAGCTAAATAGAGAGAATATAGGGCTAGATATACCTTTTGAGGGTGTCAATCCCTTAGATAATAAAAAAAAATAAAAAAAATATGATAGGGGGGCTAAAAAGTATAGAGGGTATGACTGAAAAC